CGAAAACTTTCGAATAACGGAATAAAAAAACGTCAAAGGCGCAACTATAGTTGTTGGCGCGATAATCAAAGTATCCATTATGTATCCCGGATCAGAAGATATACCTTCAGATCGGCACCAAGCCAAAGCAAGGAGAATGCCCGGCAGCGAGCTTAACATTAGCTCGGGCCCTCTGAAACCTAGTCGCCCAGCAAATCCGGAAAAAGCATACAGAATCAAAAACTCAGGAAGAGCGAAAATAGGCCATGAGGTCAAAATGTCTGTTATATGTAATGAAGGAGACATCAGCAGTCCAATTTACCTTACAATCACTTCCGATAAACCGCCAGCACAACCGGCAGGGGTATCCAACTTCCCGGCGGCATTTTCAATACCTTGAACAAGCCGCTGCGGTCGCGTATCTCCCACTCCCCGCAAAATCGCCTATGATAAGCAGGCGTCTCTACCGCCTGGCAAGCCACCGGCCCGCCATCCAGGTTCAACGCCATCTTCAACCCCAAAGGTGCCGAATAAAGAAATGCCGCAAACCGGGCAAGCGAAAAGAACGCCCCGGTCGTCGTACCCAAAATAATCCGGCCGTTTGAATCTTCACCAACAAAACTGCGGTTGGCTACCCAATGACTCTCCTGAATGCTTGCATCGTAGCCGTCAGGCCCCATCAGTAAAGGGTATGTCGCAAGCGCATTCTCAGCACCCTGGAATGCCCGCGCCCAATCTCCGTTCGGCAGAGCCTGAACCTGCGCGCCTCCGTGCCCAGAAACAAAAACACCTTGAGCCGGCGGGTCGTTCCGCGTCGAAACCAGTGCGCCACTGCTCAGAAATGGCGTGTCTGGCCGCCCGCCAGGTGAAAAATAACTGCCGTTGATCAGCACAACCGGTTTTAATGCGCGCGTCCAGCCGGCAAGGTCACGATCCCCGGAGGCTCTGTTTTGCAAGATAAATCGAAACGCGGTGGGGTCGACTCGCGTGAGCAATATACTATCGACTTGCCGATCTCGCGCCCTCACGGGCAGTTCCGAAACCTCGAGCCCAGGCTCAATCTCCCGCCATGCAAACGGCCCGAAAGTCGCAACAGGCGGCTTTCCGCCAAGCGCCCACTGAATTTCAACCGGTAGCCGCGGGTCATCCGCCTGCATCGTAAGCCAACGGGTCGGCCCTCCATGCAAGACGGTGTTAACGCCATACATGCCGTCATAACAATAGATCGCGACAGTGGCCGTTAATAGAACGGCAAATAAAAATGCAACGCCTAGGACAAGAACTCGCCTCATCTTCAAGCCAGTAGCACCATTTCATTCATCAATGGTTAAACAGACTCATTCCACCGCAACCGCCGCCAGTCAAACGTCAAACCATCCAAGCACCCAAGAACAACAACGTAAGCCAACCGCTCCGCCTCATCCAGCCCAAACGCCACATCATAAGGCACCCCACACCTCACCAGATATAAACAATCCGTCAGTGCCGGGTGCCGGGTCAGTTTCCCGCGTCTGCAACCACCGTTTCAACCGCCGCGGGCTTGGCTGCCGCCATCAGCGCTTCCATTCCATCATCGCCAAGCCGCTCGACCAATAATTCCACTCCAGCCTCGCTGGTTGGAAACGGCATCGGAGTATCATCAATCATCGCCACCGAACCAGCGTAGCTTGCCACGCCGACATACGCATTATTTTCTGAGAGCTCGCGGCCCAGCGCCTTGAACATCCGCAACGTCTCCAGCACGCCAAACTTTCGTAACGTCAGGCGCCGCCCAACCTTGTCAATGATCACCTGTTCCATCAGACGCGTACCCTGCTTGACGCATAGAAAGTGAGCTTCTGCGCAACCGGCGCATCACCCCGGTACGCCCCGGCGGATGCCAGCTTGAACACCGCCCCGCTGAACTGGTACGTCGATGTCGAGCCGTCCGGTTCATTAACATACTGATACAACGTGCCCGCCCCGATCGAGCTGCCTGAGAGATACGCCGCCTCGATCGCCGCAATAAAATCGTCCGCTGCGGAAGATCCACGGTCCAGGCTGAACATGCCGGACCAGCCTTTCGGCAATTCCGCCCCCAGCTGCACGCCATCGAGCCGGTCCACCCGAATCGCCTGCGTTACCTGCGCCGCCTCAAACCCCGTTACATGCGCCAGGTCCACACGGCCGAACGGGCCCATAACAACCAGTTGGCAATCACTACCAACCGAAAATGTATTATAAGGCATCTACTGTTGCTCCTTATGCGGTCGGGACGAGTTGCTGGCTTACCTGCACAGTCTGTCCGCCCTGCACATTGACAATGAACTTTTCATTAATCGCTTGGTACCGCACCTGCACATCCGCCTGCACGTAGCCCAGGCCGGTCCGGCTGGCCGGATTGTTGGTGGTGTCACAAACCACGGCGAACGGCAGCGACCCATCGGTGCTACCCAGAAGTCCCTGGCTAAGCAGGCCATTCAGAAATGCCAGAAGCGTCGCGCGAATGTTCTGAAACAGCGTCGCGTTCACCAGTTGACCCACATAGATGCCCATGCCGGAGGAAAGCGTGCGCGCGATATAGTTCGTCAGCCGGGTGTAGTTGTCACCCTGAATCGCCGCATTAGAGGAGGAATTGTGACCACCCCGCACCCCCCAGTAGCTGCCACCGGGCTGCGGGTTCGCAATCACGTCAATCCCCGCCGAAAGCAACACCGAAAGATCTGCCGTCGCATAGGTTGTCGCGGTCCCGCCACCCGGCTGGCCGGATTTTTGCGTGCCAACCACCCCATAGAGCTGCTTGTTCAAGGACGATTGCTCAGGGGACAAGTTCGCCAGGCGTCCGGCCACAAACCCTTGCGGTGAAATCAGCCGCGTCACCGCATTGGCCTGGTCATACCAGTACACCCAGTCGCCGAACATCAGCTTTGCCGCGTATGTGTCAATCCCGGCCGCGGCCTTGGTCAGCGCCGCGTTGGTAATGGTGTCGCCGGCCGGACCGGTCAGGATCATGTATATGGCTTCGGAAAGCCCAAAGGACGCCTGCACGCTCCACTGAGTTGCATCATCGGCATCCGCCAGCATGGCAAGGGCGCAGCCCTGCCCGCGCAGCGCATACATTCCGGTGCGCGGCAACGTGTCATGCCCCACCAAAGTTGCCGCGGTAATCGCGGCCGCGCCATCGGAGCCAGGCGTGCCGGCCGAGAATGGATAGGTACCGGCCAATGGTGTCACGCTGGCCGAAAGGGCGGTTGCCACAACCAATTGCGAGGGGCCGCGCAGCGCCCCGTTGCCGCCATTTACGGCATTCGAAAGGTTGTTCCAAAAAGCGGCTCCCGCCCCGGTAATGTTGTCGAATATCTCCGGGCTCAGCCCGGGAAGTGCAACGGTCAACCGCCATGAGTTCGCCGCCGACCCGGCCCCAAAAGTCAAAGTCAGTTGGTTTCCAAGGCTGCCAGTGTACAACGCGGTAAAGGTAATTGCGCCAAGGACGGACACAGCAGCGGCGGTGTCGGTGCCGTCGGTCACCCGAACACAACGGAAATTCGCCGCCCCCTGCTGCACGGCCGCTGCAACCGGCGTTCCCATGTCGTATTTGCGCGCCATCACGGGCCCAAAAGCGGCAGCGTAGCCGCTCATCGAACCGATCACCGTCGGCTCGCCAACCGGCCCCCAGCTCGCGGTCCCCACCACACCCAAAGTGTCGGTCGGCACCCCGTTCAACAGCAGCGTTTGAGGCGGAACAATCTGAACATACAAATCCGGCACAATCAGCGCCGTTGTGTTTAATGCCCCCTGGGCGAAAATTGGCATGGCTTAGTCCCCCTTCGCCGTTACACGAACTACAGACCCGGCCTGCGGTCCGGCCAGAATTTTTGCAATTGCTCCCGCATCCGCAATCACGTCCCCGCGCGTGAAACCCTCGAAAGGTTTCAGAACCACAAGTTGAAATGTCATTGAAATTCCTTTTAATCTTGTAACGTCTCGACAAACGCCGCGTTGGCATCAAAGCTTCCGGTGCCAAACAACATGGCCGGAGTCATTTCGGACAGCGTCGTTGGATACTCGGCGCTATATCGTAAGCTGCGCTTGTAAAGTCGCGCATCGGCAACTTCATCCGACACATCAGTTTCGAGAAAAATCACCCTTGCGGATGACCCGTCGGAAAGTGCCAGAAAATTCTGCGCGGCCAACGCCCGATCGATCACCGGAGCCGCGGCATCCCGGCTGGCCGGGTCCGGGCACCACAAATCTATCCTGAACTCCTGAACCTGTCGTTTGATTTCCTGCAACGTGCCGGCCCCATTCACCACACGGGCGGTAAAAAATGCCGCACCTGGAATCGTGATGGTGGAGCCCGCATAGGCCACCAGCCAACCTGCGGCCCGTAGCATGCTCGTGAGATTACTGGCGACCGTAGCCGGTGTGTCATTGGCCTGGACCGCGTACGCAAACTGCGCGCCGCCCACCGCGATCCCTGCCAATTGCCCCAGCGCGCAGGTGCCCGAAAAGCTTGCACTCTCCGGCCCCGCGAGCACCAAAAGAGTTGCCGGCGCCGGTGCGACGGTCTGCCAGATGCGTGGATATCGAGTCACATTCCTCACCGGGCCGTCTGCCAAAACGCAAGCGTGCAGCACGCCGGCGGCAAGATCGGCATCCAGTGCCGGCGCTGTTGGCAACCCCCGATACACACGGCACGTATTGCCGATAACGCTCGGCACCGCCGTCCCATTGGGATAAATGGCGTTCGCTATAACTGAAACGAGTGCCACTTCAACATCCGCGAGGTCGGCCATCAGCTCACCGCCTGAATCAACGCCAGCCGCCACACACCGTTCAACGCTTCCACCGCAGTCACAACAAATCGCTCGGCGCGCTCATCGGTCAAAATATCGGCCACGTGCGGTTGCACGCAGGCCACAGCCGGGAGCAGCGCAACAAACCCCGGCACGCGCGTGTCGTCGGGCAATCCGGACCGCGTTCGGTCACCCGTGCCCCCCACCAGCAAGCTGGCAGGGAAGCCGGCGAGCAGGCTCTGCTCCGTACTCGGCAACACCGCGCCATAGGGGTTCAAGCCTGCCAGCAAAGGTGCCGCCGGTCGCCATAAACTCACCACCGCATTGCTCATCACAACAAGCATCGGTTTGGGCGGCTCAATGGCCGCCACAAACACGGTGCCTTCCGGTCCGGACAGATAGTCGCCGACCTGCAAATAACTCCAATCCGCCCAGGCTTGCCGAAACGGCACGCCGAACCCGCTCGGGCCATCCACGCTGCCGCCCGGCAGCACGAACGCCACCGCCAGGCGTAAGAACCGCTTGTCCAGGTCAACCGGCCCCTGCGGCCCGGCCGGCCGGAACGCATCATGCAAAAACCCCATGCGGCGTGCGGCACATCCGGCGCCATACGCCAGCCGGTCCGCCAACTTAATTCCGTCCATCAGACCACCAATGTAACGCCGGCATCACTCAGCGCCGGACCGGGCGGCACGCCCAAAAATCCACAAAGCCGCCGGCGCCAATTGTCAAAAAGTGCAGCCCGGTCAGCCATTTCGTTCTGATTATGCGTCCACGCTGCCGCGCTCTCGGTATCGAGATTGTCCGAGGCCGGCGGGATCGCCGCCTCCAGCGTCGCCAGGGTCGAGATATATTGCAGCGTCACCGCAATTTCCGCAGGCGCCAGATTGTTCAGCCGGTATTCCAGCGTTCCGTACGCCTGGAAAAACCGCCATGAGTTAAAACCCGCAGCACCGGCCCCGTAGGCGGGATAGCCGCAGAATCGGCGAATATCCACCTTCTGGCCGTCGGAGAATGCAGTCGGCGCCGTTACAGACATCTCAGTATGTATCCCCATCGCCCTGCGTGAAGTACACATTGCCCGTGCCGGCCGACAAAACCGCTGCCGCGCAGTTCACAAACGGCCCCGCGTCAACCAGCATTCGGCCACCAGCGGGAACCGGCGTGTCGCTCATCTGCGCAACCAGCCCGCTCGCCGCCCCCAAACGAAAAAATGCCGTTGCCGAAGCGGCGTTGAAAACCAACACCGCGGTTCCCCCACCCGCCAGCGCCACATTGGCCGAACTTGTGGAAGCTGCGACCATTGCCGTTCCGGATGGCCGGAACGGCTGCGTTGAACCAGTCGACATCGTGACTCTCCTTAACCGATGTGCTCGATCATCACTGCGCGCTTATAGTTAGCATTGGTTGCCGTCGGCACCGTCGTCGGCGTCGTAGTGGTGTCCGAGGGCGCGCAGAACCCACCAATCCAATACCAGCTTTGCGCAATGATCTGCTGCAGGCGGTCGATCGGCTCGCGCGTGACCATGGCAACATTATCAATGATGTTCACGAGGCTGTCCTTGGGTGCCACATCATCCGCCGCCATGCCGGCAAAATCACCCTCGATCAGGGCGCCCTGTCCGCACACAATCGGTCGCCGTACATAAAGACCGTTTATGTTCGGATGGTTCTGCACATACGCCTCGGTGGTGGTGATAAACCGCAGACCCAGAAAATCACTCACCATTCCCTGCCGGAACACCGGGTTGGAAGACGTAGCACCCTGAAAAAGCTGCTTGAAATCCGAGTCGGCAAACAGCTGTCGTGCCGAAACCGGATCAAGATAGCAGTTATAGACGCCGTCCACCAGCGGCACGGCGTTTCGACGCAGCAGTGCCACCGCGTCCAGCAGGTTGCTCATGGAAAGCGTGTCCGTCGCCTGCAGTGCCGCGGTCGTGTTGCGCGACGCCGGCCGAACGATCGAGCTCGCCGTCGCTGCCTTCACGGGATTGCCCGCTGTCCCATCGAGCACGGTGACATTGCTAGAAAGTAACAGCGCCCCCGAAATTCCATTCGGCGCCGTCGACACGTTGGTGGCATCGGGCGTCACACCAACAACCGTGTAAACATTCGACCCGACAGTTACCGTCAGCGGATAGCTCGCGGACACGCCCTGCTGTACGCCATTCGCAAACACCGTTTGAAAACCGCGAACGTCATCAACCGCCAAGCTCGCCGCCGCCGCCGTCAACGTCGTGGTCACCCGTGTGTTGCCGCCAAAATACGGCGCGAACAGCGCATTGCGGGCGAGTTCGTCCAGGCTGCGCGCGGCCTGCTCGCCGTTCGTCGCCGCATTTTGCAAAAATTGCGAAGCTATGCCGACACGGCTCGTCACCATGTTCAAGTCCTGAGTCGCCGCATAGAAGTTCAACGTGATCGTATATTGCTCAACACCCCAGTTGGTCGATGTCAGCCCGTTGTCGAGATTGGTATTGCTCGACGCCGCAAGCGGCACCGTCACACTCGGTTTCAAACCGGCACGGGTCTTGGTCAGCGTCTCACCAATCCCGACAGAAAACTCCTCGCGATCGGCGATCAGTCGATACCCCAGCCGTGATTTGAGAGACATCTCGAATTCTCGTTCGAGAAAGCCTTGCTGGATAATTGGCTGTAGAACAGCAGGAAAATTCTGAATTCCCATCAACTTGCATCCTTCAATTGTTACCGATTAACCAATTCAAATTGTTGCGCGTCACATCCGAATCTGCTAAGCGACGCCTTTGCGCTTGCTCACGCGAGCGGCTCCAGCCGGCTAACGCCGGCGTAACAAAGCCGCCCGCGCCGCCACCCACTCCTCGTGCGTCAATTCGCTCGCATGGCGCATCCGCGGCGGCTCGGGGCGCGGAGCGTTCGCCGCCACCGAAGAAGAGGACAAGCTGCCAAAAAGCCACGGTTTGGCACGCTTGAGCTTGCCCAGAATTGACGCAGCCTCGGCAACCTCACCATTTTGGTTCAACCTGACATCAGCCAGGTCAAGGAGCTTCAAGCCGTCAAGGTCGATCATCCCCAAGCGCAACGCTTCGGATTTCAATTCAGCACGGATCAGTCTTTCGTCATTCGCCGCCTGAACACTCGCGAGCGCCGCTTCGGCACTCTCAGCGCGGGCCTGCCAGTCATCAACCTGCTCGTTTGTCTCTTCTGTCATTGATCGTCCTGCTCTATCGAATCAAGTTCCGCGCCCACATCGGCAATGCCATGCGAGGCAGCGAGTGTTTTTACCGCCGTCTCGTGGGAAAGCTGGCCGGCACTTGTCAGCGTTGCGATTGCCTGTGCTTCCTTCAGCCTGTCATCGGCCGAAAGGGGATACCAACGTGGCCAGCGAAGCGTTAGTCTGATGAGCGGATCGATCGGCCCTACACTGGCTCCCATCACCTGGAGCGGAAAGACATTCGAAGCCAGGACCACCATCTTTAACAATGCCAGCACACCGCCATCGCCATAGGAAACGCGCAGATTATCCGCCAGCCATATCAAGCCTTGGTTCATCAGCTCCAACGCCCGGCCAGATTGCGCCGCCGTCAGTCGGTCCGCACTTGCCCGATTGCCGTGCACGGCTTCCAATGCAAATTCACGCAAACTACGGACGTAGGAAATCACCGCCTCGCAGGCTGTTCCACCGATTTCCAACAGCTTGGCATCGCCTTTCTCAGAGACGACAAGCGCGTTTCCTGCGCCTTTGACGATTTCTGAATCGCCCGTCGCAGGCTCCTTTATGAGCAATGTGGGGTCCGAACTATACTTCAGCCCGCGGCCCGCCTGGCTCAGCTGATAGTCGATCTCGATGTTCGTCTCGATAGCTGCACGAAATGTGCACGCACCATCAACGCCATCCCCTCCCGGCAAATTTTTGATCCAGACCACAGGAACAAAACCCATCCCGTGCACGAGGCTGCGCTCAGGGTCCACCACGGGTACCGCAGTAGGATCATTCACCGCCCAGGGCAGGTGCCAAACCTCGGAGTGGGAAGTCCAGATGCGCTGAAACCAATAAATGCCGGAAGGATCGGCATCGGGGTAGCCTTGCTCCAGTAGGTCCGCCCCGCCAACTTTGTATTTCTCGGTCACCTGACTTAATGTATCCGGTGCCTGCGCATCCCATAGCGGCGTCAGATGCAGGCTCTCCAGGACCGAGAAAAAAATTCTGCCCCGCAACACCCGCATCAGTACAGCAACCGACCCGACGGATCCGCGGATCGCGGCATCGATCATCACTTCGTTCAACCGGGTTTCGCTGATCACGTCTCCAAGAATGCGGCTAACAGCCGCATCAGCACAATCCACTGCCGGGAAATGCGCATTGCTGAAAAGTAGTGCTACAGAATCTTCCACCACAACGCGGCACAGGCCGTACCGGACGGAAGGGCGGCGCATTCGCAGTGGCACGTATTCGCCCGCACCGTTACGCTCCTCATGAAACTGGTACGGCAATCCATCGTAGATTGTGCCATCCAGCACTCGGCGCAACACATCCAGCCGCCGCACGCGCGCCGGCATTCCGCTATCAACCGGCACCGTATCGCAAATGGTCTCGAACATACTGCCTCTTGTCTAAGTTAGCGTCCTAGCAACGGCACGTTCATCCGCCGCGCCGGGGCAGGGGCCTCGGTCGCCAGCATCACGACTGCGCGCGCAAAAGCATCAACCTGATCGTCCTTCTCGGAATCCGGAAACGCCGCAAGTTCGCGAAGGAAATTTTGATTCCATGGCGCCGCAACCAGCGAGATGTTTCCAGCATCCATCTGCGCAGCCGCCGGCATCGCACGGGTGCTCTTCGCACCCGTCTCGGTCGTCGCAATCACCGTATATCCTGCCAGGCAGCGGGTCAGATAATTCACCTGTGCGACCCCCGCTTGTCCAGGGTCTTGCGGCAAGGCGACCACGGTGCCGGGGCCGTCCGCCTTGGCAGTCGCGGTTATCGTCGTCTCGACTGTGCCCGCAGTACCCCGCAGTCTGACAACATCCAGCACGACGATATGTTTCTCATCCGTGATTCCAAGTTTGAGCCCCACGGTGTAATCCGGGTCCCGTCCTGGCGCCGGCAGTGTCGCCGCCAAATCCCAGGCCCGCACGGTCCGGGTCAGTGGCGGCGTTTCCGCGAGTATCGAGACTTTTCTTGTGTTAAATACCCTGGCTTCGGCCTGTTTCGGGTTTTGTTGGTACATCGCGGAAAAAGCCCGTTCACCAACTTCCGCCCGGCGCGCCGCAATCGCCTCGGTATTCTGCCATTCAGGCCACAGCGCCTCGCCCAAATCCCGCCCGAGCGGATCAGCTTCCAGAGCCAGCGCAGGCAACGTCAACATTTGCCAGGCGGTTCCGCGGCTTTGCAACCGGCCCGCCAGATCATCCTGGTGCCAGCGCGTCATGATCAGCACGATGCGGCCATTTGGCTTCAACCGCGCCGTCAACTCCGCCCGGTACCAGTCTTCCAGCGCATCACGGAACACGAGGCTCTCAGCCTCCGCCCAGGACTTCACGGGATCGTCGATCAAAATCAGATCAGCCCGCCGACCGGTGATCGGGCCACGCACGCCGGCCGCAAAATACGCCCCGCCATCGGTCAGGGAAAAGCGCCTCGCCGCCGCAATTTCCTTGTCGAGTTCGATCCCCAGGCGATCGCCGTACTCGCGGATGGTGCGCCGGACATGTCGCCCGAAATGGTCCGCCAGCGACGCCGTATGCGCGGTGGCAATAATCTGGCTACCAGCGTGACGACTCAGGAAATAGGCCGGAAACAAAACCGAACCATAGGTGGACTTTGCCGAACCCGGTGGCATCTGCACCATCAACCGGTCGCAACGCCCTTCGGCAACATCATCAAGTCGCTCGATCAGCAGACGATGGTGGCGTGCTGGCGCTAATCCCTGGTCGGCCATAACAGTTTCGGCAAACCCGAAAAATCCAGGTTTCACCGTCATGAATTATGAGTTTGTCTGCCTGTCTGCGTGTTGATAGCTAGTATGCCAAAACCTATAAGCCAAACTGGGGCATGTGGGCAAGAAAAAATAACAGATAGTTAGAAAAAATATGGGCGCCTCACGCATCAAAACCCGTAAGCAACGCCGAACATCGAGTTTAGCTGGAACGTCGTGCTGAGCGGCTCATCCGAGCCCAGCCCACCGTTCTTTGCGCCGCTATAGCCAAAGTGGCTCAGCCCCAGGCCGGCGAACGCATGCCAGTCGCTGCTGAGGCGGTAATCGGCATCCAGGGAAACCCGCTCTTCCGCGCTCGTGCCAAAATTGCCGGAAAAATCCCGCGATGGCACGGCCATCGTACCACCAATCACCGCAAACCCCTCAGCCGCCGCCGTTACCACCAGGGCAGGGCTACGCGTCAAATCAAGCCGCACCCCACCTCCGAGCAACCCAGCCTGATAAAACTCTCCAGTCGCTGATGAGCCTCGCAGTTTGCGATACCAGTTTTGATAACCGCCGGCGACATAGGGGATCAGCTCCGGCCCTCCCGCCAACGGCGCTCCCAGGCCAAGTCGCACAATTGCAGTGTTATAGTACGTGTTGTCCTGAGATCGAAAACTCGAAAACGCCGTGTTTTGCGGACCGCCATGGTAGGTCAAGAAGCCGGCAGAAAAATCGTATCCTACGCTCGTATACAAATCTGGCAGCCCATACGCGCTCAGTCCATCGGGCCGCAGCGCGCTCACACCGGCCGTCATTCCCAGCAGCGCGCCGGTTTCCCGGTCCTGGGGCACAATGTTTTCGGCATAATCTCCATAACCAGCCGTAAATCCCAGCCGGACCGAGGTTTCAGCCGCTGCAATCACGGGGTCCGCCGCCCGGGCCGCCGACGTCGCTCCGGCCAACAGGGCCGCTACCAACAGAGCAATTCGGCAAGGCATGGCGCCAAACATCACCTCAGCAAGGAGTTAAATATCTGATAAAACTAGAGTTTGCGTAACAAAATTTGTTGCACCTGAAAATTGCAAAAATATCACAGTTAGACTTAATAGCGGCCAAACTACCCAGGTGAGACGCCTGACCCAAACGCGCGCTCCATCACGGACCGAAAATGTGCCAGATCATCCGCCACCTCATTGTCGTCGCCAACCGAAAATGAAGCCCCCGCTAGCCCACTGCGAAGCAGTCCAACTCATAGCCGGCCCGCCGCCGGCAAATCCACCGGTTCTCATAGCCATGCTCCTGGTGGCCCTGAGCTTAATCGCGCCGTTTCTGTTCCTTGGCACAGGCGCACCCAATGTTTTGCTCGGCGTTGCGAGCCTAGCCCTCGCCACCGCCGGTGTGATCGCCGCCTCAGCCGCTGTCAGAGGGCAGTTGCGCCGGCGGGCGGATGCAACCATCCGCCCGCGTGCCAGCATCGCCCAATCCGGCATAACCCTTCACCAATACCCAACCTCCCGGCGAGCGGACCGGCACTTCGCGGCCACAGAAATCAAATATGCGCGTCTAACCCCGGGTGCTTTAATTATTCAAACGGCGGGCGCTCACGCCAAGCCCGGCCGCCACGTGCTGCGTTTCGGTAAACTCACAACGCCGCGTGAAGCACTCCTGGTCGCTTTGGCGCCCTTCAACCACTGAATGTCAACGGCCCGCTAAGCGCCGGCAAGAGCGCGCGCGACGATTTCCACCGCCTGGGCATGCCAGCGCTGGACTGATTTATGGTCGGCCCCGACAGCCATCGCAAGCCTCCGCCACGGAAACAAATACCGGCCCGTCAACGGGTGAACCAAGGCCCGCGCCCCCAAAATCCGGCGGAGCAAAAACTTCGATTCAGGGATCAGCGCCAACCAGCCAAACGCCTCGTCCATCGCGGTGATCGCCGCGGCACTCGGGGCCGGCGGCCGCATCGCCGGGGCTTCCCAGCCATAGGCTTCAAGAGCGGTATGAACGATATCAAATCGCATCTGCCGCATCTTTGTGGAATAACCGGTAGCAGGCATCGCAAGCAGCGTGGCCCCGGCCTCTTCCAACCGCAGTATCACCTCGTCGGCACTCAGCGCGTCGGCCAGCCGCACAATCGGCCGCGGCCGGTCCCGGATCCCCGAACCAAGCATATGGCCCGATTGTGTTGACCTGATCGAAATTGCCATCGACTACCTCCTTATGCTTTGCCGCCGCTCGTCAAATCGTTAACGCCGCTAACGGGCCCGCGCCTCTTCCTTGGCACTTGCGTAGCCCGGGAATTCCGCATCCGTCAGCAGCCCCCAGGTCAACTCATGCCCAGCCGGTAACGGCTGTCGGTTCGGATCT